TTTTTTTCTCCAGACGAAATAACCGCTTTAGATGCGAGTTATATTCAAAAATGGTTGTTTGGTGGATCAAGTTATAAGAATTTAGCAATAGCTCAACCAGACATGGAAGGAATTTATTTTAGAACAATTTTTACAGATCCTCAAATCATAAGATCTGGAAATTTAATAAGGGGATTTTCTGGAATGGCTGTTTGTGATTCTCAGTGGGTTAGAACATATCCTAGAACAATTACATATAATTATACGAGTGCTCCTTCTGGAAGTTCTATTGTTTTTTATAATAATTCACATTACGAAGGATATAATAAACCTAATATTTCTTTTACAATGAATGCCTCTGGTGGGGATATTTCTATTGTTAATGAAAGCGATTCAAACAGAGAATTTAAGTTTACAGGTTTATCGGCATATGAAGTAATAACTGTAAATTCTGATTTGGGAATTATTACATCGAGTTTAGGATATAGAAGGTTGTCAAATTTCAATAAAAACTTTATGAGATTGAAAGATGGCGTGAACAATCTTTCGCTTACAGGTGCTATATCTCAGTTGAATATTACATATGAATTCATTAGACGTTTAGGAGGATAATATGCAAGTATCATTTGATATTTATAATCAACCTGAACGTCCATCAATTGTTTTATGCAATCCCGATGGAGAGCAACTTTATTCTTTAGAATCTGCCTATAATGTTAAACCAATATTAAGATTTAATGCTCAAAGCGAAATAGAGTTCGATTTTCCAAAATACATAAACGGAGTTGAATTACCTGGTTTTGATTATCTTCAGTCTAAAAGGCTTGTTTTATTAGATGGAATAGGATATTTTGTAATTGTAGATCCTGAAAAAAGTGATGATGGTGGAACTCCCATTAAGCACATTAAAGGATTTAGCAGAGAATCAGAACTTGTTTTTAAAAGAATAAATACATTATCGGGAACGTACAAGTTATACAATGCAGATGATCCAACGGATACCGATACATTGGTGGGATTAATTCTTTTTTATGCTCCGAATTGGAGTGTGTCACAAATAGATTCAACGTTGGTTGACTTGTATAGAACATTTAATGTTACAGATACAAACTTATATCAGTTCCTTACAGCAGATGCTTCAACTGCATACAATTGTTTTTTCATTTTCGATTTCTTAAACAGATCAATAAAAATATTGGATGTTGAAAGAGATATAACAGCAACAGATATTTATTTGTCTTTTGATAATTTAATAAAAGATCAGGATTATAATGAAATTAGTGAAGAAATAACAACTGCATTATATTGTTACGGTGGTGGAAATTTAACTATTAGAAATGTAAATCCGTTAGGAACAAATGTAATTTATGATTTTTCATATTACAAAAATTCTAATTGGATGTCTCCAGATTTAGTAAGTGCAGTGACAGCATGGGAAAATAAAGTTGAATCATACAAAACAGATTATTTCGCATATTCTGTTTTGCTAACTGATTATCAAACCGATTTAGTAACAGAACAAACTACATTAGTAGAACTTCAAATGCAATTAACTGTTTATGAACAAACTTATGATGTAAGAACTGAACAAGGGTTAGATACTACAGAAATAGAAGCGTTGATTGAAGCACAAAAAATTTTAGTAAACAATCAAAATCTTCTCATTGTTGGAATACAAAATAATATAACTTCCGCCACTTTGATTATGAGCAATATTAACACTGAATTATCATTTACTAATACATCAAATTTTACAACAGAACAATATTTAAAACTTTCAAATTTTATATATGAAAACACATATAAGAATGAAAATATAATTATTACAAGTTTAATGAGTAATGCAGAAATTAATGCTCAAAGTTTAGAGTTGTACAATGCTTCTGCTGTTGTTCTTAGTAAGATGGCTGTTCCTAGATATCAAATAACTATTAATACAATAAATTTTCCTGCAATTGCTGAATTTTCTTCAATGACAGGTCAGTTTGTTTTAGGGGATCAAATAACTATAGAAACAGATGAAAACTTATTGTTGTCTGCTACTCTTTTAGAATACAGTTTTAATTATGAAGATCCAACAGATTTTTCAATAACCATTTCCAATAAACAAAGAATAAATGATTCTAGTTTTATTTTGTCAGATTATATTCAAAAAACATTAAAAGTTGCTTCAGATGTTAGTTTTACAAAAGACGCCTATAATGATTGGAGTACGAACAAACCTATTATTATAGATAATGTGGTTACCCCATCTGGACTTTCTTCTTATGGAATTGTTGCAGAAAATATCAAGGGTGAAATTACAGCAACTCCAACTTTGAATATAACAAATGTAAATTCTATAAGTGGGTCATCTAACTTTGTTTTAAATCAAGAAGGGGTTGTTTTACGAGAACCAACAATATATACCGTAGATGGTGGTGTTGGTATTAGCAGAGATATTGTTACTGCTGGAGGAGGCGTTATTTCTTTTAGAAATGGGGTTTTCATTAGTGGTAGTGGTTTAGCTGAAGGAAGTTCTTTAACAACCATTGAAGATTTAACGGGTCAATCTGGCAGTTATATTCATGTAAGTGGAAGTTATATAACGAATTCCAGTAGAATTTATGTTAATGGTATTAATCAAATTAAGGGTGTTCATTATAATGAATCTCCTTCTAGTGGAGCAACCATGATTGATGAAATTCAAGTTGGAGATGGTGTATTATTTGAATATGTTCCATTGATAACTTAGAAAGGTGAAAAAATGAATTATATTACTTTTTCAAGTTTAAATAGTTTAGGAGAAATTAATTTCATTGCTGGAACGAGCTATACAATAAAATTTGTGTGCTATGATCAAGATGAAAATGCTTTAGATATTAGCGCTGCTGATTGTTCGTGGAATCTAGCTCCATTTGGAACAGATTATTCTATATTAACAAAAACAGGAAATGTAATTACTACAAATAGTTTTGAAGTAGTTCTTACTCCTGTTGATACAAGAGATTTGTCAAATGGTAAATATACTCATCAACCAACTATTGTTTTTTCAAATGGTGTTGAAGTAGTTCCAGCTCAAGGAATTATAGCTGTTACAAAAAGGATAAGATAATATGGCTGATCCAACCAGTGTTTCGGGAAGCAATAATTTATATATTTATCAAGAAAGTCATATTGTTAGAACTGGAATTTTAAAATATTATGATCCTTTAATGTTTTCAGATTTATCTTTACAATCTCTTTCGGTATTAAATGTTGTTGATCATACTTTGCCAGCTACAGATCCAACATCAAACCAACAACCAGACGGCATAAATTTTACAATATTTGATTTAACAATTACGAGTGGGAGTTAATATGACTACTACAAATTTAAATTTATTTACGTATAACTTAGGAACAGATGGAGATATGGGATTTGATGATTTAAGAAGTTTTATAAATGGATCGGGAAGTTCTAGCAATATGATAAAAATAGATAATTGGGGGTTTCAGCAACAAATATTTTTATCTTCTGTATTGAGTTCTTTTTCTGGATCTCAAACTTTAATTAGTGGATCTTTAAGTTCTATGGATACTATTTTAGCAAATTCTGGATCTCAAATATCTGAATTAGATAATAGGTTTGCAATACTTGGAACATTTAGTGGAAGTGGACAAGCTGATTTTTCTAGTATTTCTCAAGATTATGAACACTTACTTATTTTAGGCGTTGCTTCATCTGATTATCCATATCCATTAACAAATATAGGAATTGATTTTAATGGAGATACAACTGGCAGTTCTTATTCAAGTGTTCAATATGATAATTCTGGATCGAATAGCGGAGATGGTCTTTTTTATAATACTGAATCAATTTCATCTTCTTCTATTGGACAAATACTTTTAGGAAAAATAACTGGAAGTGCTATTCCTGGATATGGAGGAACTGTTTTTGGAATAATTCCAAATTATTCTGGAAGTGGTGGCTTTTATAAAACATCAATGGGATTTAATGTTATTGCGAGCGGATCTTATCAACAAACTATGGTTGTAGGTTCTGAATGGGTTTCTATTAATCTAACAGGAGGAGTATGGCAAAATAATGTTTCTATTGATAGAGTTAGAGTTTTTGGAAGTAGTGGAAGTTCTAAATATGACTTTTTAGATGGAACGGAGATAACCCTATATGGGCTTCAATAATGGAAAGGATGTGCTAATTAAATGACAACTCTTAGCTCTTTTTTAAATTTAACTTTATATAACGGCACAACTGATCAGAGTGGAAGCTTTATTACTTGGAGTAATGATATGACTGGATCATCTAATAGTAATATGATTAAGATTGATAATTTTTCACAGGAAATAAGTGCTTGTGCAATATCATTAAACTCTAATATAAGTGGATCTGTTACTTT